TTCTTTCGACCCCGAAGGAGCAGTTAACAAAACATCATATTTTAAAACATCAGGAGTAAATGTAGCTGTTTGTGTGTCTGTCAACGCTATAGAAACAGAACCAGCAGAACGATCAGTATAAGTTGTTGTAAAATCTGCATATTTTGTGGTGCGTGTTTCTTCCCAAACCTGTGCTTCTACTGTATATCCAGTTAAATCTATCGCAGCATCATTTCCATCTTTAAACAACAAAGGAATACTATGATCTGATCTACGTTGCAAAGTAAAATTATATGTACCAGGTTGGATCGCCATAATTAAATTTTAATTACATACATCATAGCTACGTTTCTTGGTCTACTTTCATTGCCACCTTGATTTCCAGTATTTCCAGATGCAGAAAATGTATGTGTGTGTGTAGCATCCATGCTGAAACCAGCAACAGGGCTAGTAGAAGAACTACCTGTTATATTGTTATTTCCGTCTAACTCTTTTGTAAATACACCACTCGCAGTACCTTGTGACCTATATCCTTCTGATATTCTTCTAACATCTCCAGTTAAAGTAGGAGTTGGGTTACTTGTCGTGCCAGAAACACTCATAGAGTGGTTGTGTTGTGCATTTTGTGAACTCTGTGAAGTAGCTATTGATCTACCACTATCTGTTCCCTTACCATTATCAAAACCTCTGACAAATTCACCCCTTAGATCAGGTAAATTAAAAGTGCTAGACCCATCACCTGTTCCATAAGCTGTACCAATAACAGCGAACAGTACAGAATATGTAGTTCTACTAACTTCAGCACCATTACATTCCAAATAACCTGATGGAACTGTAGCTACTGCCATACAAAATACAGAACCGCTTGGTACACCTTGAACAGTTGTAAATGATAATGCTCCAGAACCATTAGTCTGTAACATCTGACCATTTGACCCATCTGCTCCAGGTAAAGTAAAAGTTACGTTACTACTGACAGAAGCAGGAGATTTTAAGGCAACAAAAGGAGCACCACTGGAATCTTGAAATCTTATAGGTAATCCATTACTCATATCTAAACCACTGTCACTGATTTCAACTCTTTCAACACCAGCCGTTGCAAATCCTATAGTATTTGACCCAACTCTAAATATTCCTGTACTTGCATCTCCATCAAAAGCTATAGCTGGTGCGGAAGCTCCTGCACTATCATCAGCTAAAAGCTGACCTGTCATCGTACCACCTGCTCTTGGCAGTAATCCTAAGTTTGCAGAATCGACAGATCCTATAGTAACAAAAGCATTATTAGCTGCATTTCTTATTTTTAAATTATTGCTATCTGCCGTATCAACATAAGGCATAAAAGCTGCTGTATTACTTGGATCAGAACCGCCACTATTTAAAGTTTTTATCGCATCAAAGACAGCATTGAGGTCACTTCTCACGCTGGCTCCTGAGGCATTGGCAATATTATAGTCTGATACTTGGCTCATCTATACAGTGCTTTTCTCCATATTACACCCCTTTACCATATCCTACAGCAGAAAAAGTAAAAGACCTATCAACAAAAGTTGAATTATTATTTTGCATAACTTTTAAAGTAAATCCTGTTCCACTGACACTGGTAACTGTAAAAAAGTCTCCAGCTTGAGCATCTTGAATAGTAATACCAATGGAAGGTAAAAACGCATTTGCTCCTCCTAAAGAAGACGTACCAACAAAGAAAGGCGTTCCAAAAGTAACAGTTTTACCCGAAGAAGATGTGCCTGATTGTTGTGGTGCGGTAGAAGTACCACCTCCTGTTTGATAATTTTGTTCTGTCCTTGATTGAAACTCTGCTGTAAAACCTGCTTGCTGCACGTTCATATTTTGTGAAACATTAGTTGTTTCTAATATCAATTTAAACTTAAATCTACGACCTTTAAATGTTCCATTAGCAAAGTTGTTAAAATCTCCAAAACTACCTGATGCTGTCTGTGATGTTGCTACCTGTATCTGGCAGTTTGCTTCATCTGCTGCTGCACCATCAAAGTTACCATCAACAGCATAATCATCCCAAAAAGATCCACTTGGAATAATCGTTTCTATATCTGTACCTATAACAAAACCAATAGAACGTATAACTCTTTTCAAATTAAGAGAAAATACAGCACCTAAATCTAAAATATCTTTGAAAGCGTATTCTCCTGTGGCGTTTGTAGCTGGATCGGAAAGTTGTAACGCACTGGTTGTAGTATTAAATGTTGTATTAGTATCCACTCCTTGAAACGGAGGGCTATCTAAATCTTCTCTGTCCTGTAATATAACTTGAGTATCAATAAGATCAGGTAAATCCTGTATTACACTGGCTTCTCCAGTGCTAAAATTTCCTTGGTCATCTTGGAACTTAAGAATATACTCACCATCTAAAGAAGGAACAACAACATCTGTAGTATTACCAGCTAAAGCAGTAACAAGATCAACTGAGTTTTGGAACGTACCGCTTCCGTCCGTCAGATTACTGTGCCTCACATAAACCCGCCCTCCGTGAAGGACATCGGGATCTACAGCTTTTGACCATCTAAGTCTGACTAATTGATTAGTAATAGGTTCCATTGATAAATTCTGAACATTACCTGGTGGAGTTGTCTTACCGACAGCATTAAACGTAAGGTCAGTTGAGGTTGCAGATAATTTTAATGCAGCATTATACGAAAATACTTTAAATTCATAAGTTCCTGCTTCTGTACCAACAATCTCAAAGTCAGGTCTAAAAACAATTTGACTTACCCAGTTTGTATTATTAAATCTGTATTGAACAAGGTATTGACTTACTCCTGTAACTGATACCCAAGATAAGATTAATTTAGTTACTGCAAGAGCGTTTATTACAACAACTCTTTCAGATGCTTGTAAGTTTGATGGAGGATCTTTTGGCTCGTTTAGTAAAGATATACTTCTTGCAGGTAAACTTATGCCAGATTCAATATTGGCATACTTTCCATCA